CTAAAATAGAAAGAGGTAAAGCTCTTACAGTTGCACAAACAAAACCTCAAGACGAAATCAGACAGATTGCTATTGCTAGATCAAACGAATTGAAAAAAATTGCTTACGCTAATCCTTTATCAAGAGGTGGTAAAACAAAAAGAATAGGATCATCACTTTGGGATTACATTGCACGACACCCGATTGCAGGTGCAAGAAAGCCAGATGAATGGATTAAAGATTTTAAATCTACAGGTCCAGGTTCTTTCAAGACAGGTAATCCTGAATTTAAAAACATAAATCAAGCAGTAAAAAAAGATGAATTGTGGGATTCAAACTTAGTTCAGTTTGATAAAGATGGTAAAGTAATAGGTGGTTTTTTAAAAGTAGCTGCAGAAAAAAAGATACCTCTTACAAAAATGGATTTACTTTACATTGTTGAAAAGGCTCCTGTAAATAATTTGAAAGTAAGAAAACTTACAACTGATACTAAAATAGTTGATGAAGCAGAAGATGTTGCAGGCGAAGCAATTAATCATATTAATAAAATTAGAGATAAAGCTGTACAGATGTCTGCTAATCTACCAGGGGATGAATCTCAAAAGTTTGCTGAGTTAGTTACATTGGGAAATGGTGTTGCAAAAAATTTAAGAAGAAAAACAGGTCGTTTAAATAATCACTACAGAAGTGCAGAAACATCAGACTATGATAGTTTTGATGCTAATAACGTATTTGGACAAGATGTTGATGATTTAAAAGCTTTGTTCGATAAAGCAAGAAATGCAGGTGTCACTACAGGTGATGACACATTGGCTTTTTTAGATAAGTTTAAAAGAATTGATACTGATTTAGGTAGAAGATTACAACTTATGAAAACTCAACAGATGTTACCTAAATATGGAAACTATGATGAGTATAGAATAAAAGGTGGTGACAAATATTTTGAACATGTTGTTTATTACCCAAAACCTTTACCGATGGGTCAAGAATTAGGTAGTAAATTTCAAAAACATTACACATCAGATTACGGTGCAACAAAAGCTATTCCAAATCAAATTTACCATATGCGAGGCTCGATAAGAACGGGCGGTACAAACCAAAATCAAAAAGTTATGATGATTGATGAAATTCAATCAGACTACCATCAAGCACTTAGAAAAGCAGATCCTAAAAGAGAAAATGTTATTAATGCATTTGGAACAGAGATTGAATTTTTTTCTGCTAATAGAAAATTAGAAAAAATTATAAACGAAATGAAAGACATATCAAACAAAGGTATTAGAGCCACACCAGAGGATATGCAAAGATTTACAAAATTGAATAGTGATTTTAGAGAACTAAGAGCTAACTCTATGAACTTATCGAATATAAGTTCTCGAAATGCAAATGAAGGAATTCCTTTCTTACCTTTGTATGGAAAAGAGAATTATGGTTCACACGCAATTAAGAACGCTATCAAGACTGCTGCTGATGAAGGAGTCGATTGGGTTGCAATTGCTCCTGTTGAACAATTACACCATGCAAAAAGAACTAAGTATCTTGGTGATATAGAATTTTATGGTAATAGATTTGGAACAGCTGGATTTAAAAATTATGGTGGAAGACAAGGAGTTGTAAAAAAAAATGCAAACGATTCAGAGGTTCCAATAGAAGGAAATACAGATCCTAAGAAAATGGCGACCTTACCGAATGCTATGAAAAAAATAGCACAACAATATGGATCAGAAGTTAAAACAATACCAATAGCAAAATCTGATCCTATGAAACCTTTTAAGGTGGTTACCAAAGTTTCAAACGATAAAAAAGTTTATGGGTTGAATCCAGATACAGCAGGAACACAACATATTGGTGCTTTTAAAACTTTAGAAGAGGCAAATGACTACAAGAGTAGATATGGTGGAGAAGTAGTAAAAATGTTTGATGGAGATACTAGATTATATTTTGATGCTTTTGCTATAAAAGTAAACCCAGAAATGGCCACAAAACCTTTCAAGGCTTATCAGACTGGTGGGCTAGTCGTAAATATATTTGCATGATAAGATAATCCTGTTATAACAAAGGAGATAATTATCATGGCAAGTAAAAAACTAAAAAAAGCCCTTATGGCTGGAGTTGTAGGTGCCCTTGGTGCTAGAGCTTTAGGTCAAGCTGGAGAGATGAAAGAATTCTTGAAGACTGAGGGTGGCGATAAAGCAAAAATAAACTACATAACAAAAAAAGCAAAACCAAACACTTTTATGGGTAAAGTTAAAAAAGCTGTAAATGTGTACAAAACAAAAGGTTTAAACACAGGACGTGGCCCTGGAATAAAAGCAACCGATACTTTAGCAGGTATGGGTAAAGGTGATGCTTTTGACTATTTCAATTTAGATATGAAAAGCAAAGGCGGACAAATGGTAAAAGCTAGAGGTGGAAAATTAGTAAATTTGAAACCAACTAAAATGTCCTAAATATGGCTGAAGTAGATAAAACAAATGAACTTCCTGAAGAAGAAGTAGAGTCAAGTGAAGTTGATGTAGAGATTGAGGGTGAGGAACAAGTTCCTGAAGAACAACAACCCGAAGAAGATTTTTACAGAAACTTAGCTGAAGAGATGGACGATCGTGTTCTTGGTCGTATGTCATCACAACTTGTTTCTGATTATAAAAGGGATAAAGTTTCAAGAGGGGATTGGGAACAAGCTTACACCCAAGGTTTAGATTTACTTGGTTTCAAGTATGTTAATAACACTAGACCGTTTCAAGGTGCAAGTGGTGTTACCCATCCGCTCTTATCAGAAGCTGTCACACAATTTCAAGCACAAGCTTACAAAGAATTATTACCAAGCGATGGTCCTGTTAGAACATCTATTATCGGATCTGATACTCCAGAAGTAACTCAACAAGCTGAAAGAGTTCAAAATTTTATGAACTATATGTTGATGGAAGAAATGGAAGAATACACACCAGACACAGATCAACTATTATTTTATTTACCATTAGCAGGTTCTGCATTTAAAAAAATTTATTATGATGAAATCAAACAAAGAGCTGTGGCTAAATTTGTTCCAGCAGAAGATTTAATTGTTCCATATTATGCTACAGATTTAAAAGATTGTGAGAGAATAACTCACTTAGTTAAGATGTCAGAGAATGATGTTCTTAAACAACAAAAAGCAGGATTCTACAGAGATGTTGAACTGACTCCTAAACAACCTGAAAAAAGTCCAATACAAGATAAACTAAATGAACTTGAAGGGGTTAAACCTGCTGGAGAAAAAGAATATCAATATAATATTTTAGAGATGCATGTTGATTGTAATTTAGAAGAGTTTGAAGCAGAAACTTCAGAAAAAAAAGTTAAAAAACCGTATATAGTTTCTATTGATGAGGGATCAGGAAAAATTTTATCTATTTACAGAAACTATAATCAAGACGATGACACAGAATCTAGAAAAGAATATTTTGTTCACTACAAATTTTTACCTGGTTTAGGCTTCTATGGTTTTGGTTTAATACATATGATTGGTGGATTATCAAGATCTGCTACTCAAGCATTAAGACAATTGTTAGATGCAGGGACTTTAGCTAACTTACCTGCTGGATTTAAGTCTAGAGGTATACGAATTAGAGATGATGACCAACCTTTTCAACCTGGAGAGTTCAGAGATGTTGATGCACCTGGTGGAAATATCAAAGATCAGTTTCAAATTTTACCTTTTAAAGAGCCAAGTGGCACTTTATTCCAACTTTTAGGTTTTGTAGTACAAGCAGGACAGCGTTTTGCATCAATTGCAGACATGCAAATGGGTGAAGATGCACAAAATAGAGCTGTTGGAACTACAATTGCTCTCTTAGAACGTGGTTCGAGAGTCATGAGTGCTATTCATAAGCGTTGTTACTACGCAATGAGACAAGAATTTAGACTTTTATCAAAAGTTTTTGCAGATTATTTACCTCCTGTGTACCCATATGCGGTTACAAATGCAGATAGGTTCGTAAAATTACAAGATTTTGATGATAGAGTTGATGTAATACCCGTTGCAGACCCAAATATCTTCTCAATGTCACAAAGAGTGACGTTAGCAAACGAAAATTTAAAAATTGCAGCATCAAATCCACAAATGCACAACTTAAGAGAGGCTTACAGACGAGTTTATGAAGCTTTAGGTACAAAAAACATAGATGCTTTATTAAAACCTACACCACCTGTGGTTCCAGAAGACCCAGCAACCGAAAATGCTAAAGCATTACAGATGCAAATGTTAAAAGCGTTCCCTGAACAAGATCATCAAGCACATATTATGGCTCACAGAGCATTTATGGCTACAAGAATGGTTCAAATAAATCCAATGGTTTATGCTTTAATGCAAGGACATATATCTGACCACATTGCGTTACAAGCTCATGGTGAAATAGGTGATATGGTTGAAAACACACCTGAATTAGCACAACAGGCACAGGCTGATCCAAAAGGATTCAAAATATTATTTGATAGTATGGTAGCAAAAAGAGTAGCTGAGATAACAATGCAGCTTGCACAAGAAGAATCTGGAATGAAAAATCAAGATCCTCTTATTGCGTTGAAACAAAGAGAATTAGATCTAAGAGCAATGGACTTACAAAGAAAAGCTCAAGAAACTATGGTTGATCAAGAGAGAAAAGGAATGGAATTTGAAGAAAGATTAGACTTTGATAAAATGAAATTAGAATCTTCAGAAGATCAAGCGGGAGAAAGAATCAGAATTGCAGAAGAAAAATTAAATATTGCAAAGGATAAACAGAATGCCCCGAAACAATCAAAATAAAGTTAAAATTTTAAAAGCTAAAGGTGGTGCTGATGCATCGAAAGCTGATTTTGGTACGGGTGTATCTGCAAGAGATGCAAATATGGGCATGGCAGGAAAGACAGGAAAACCTGATTTCAGTTTAAGAGGAGGAACAGGTGGTAATTCTAATGTACAAACAAATCAAGTAACAGTAAAATCAGGACCTGTTCAAGTTCCAACTATTGGGCCTTTAAGTTATACTTTTAATAAAATTTCAAGATCTCTTTACAATACAAAAAATTTAAAAGACCAAAAAGACATAGATGCTCTTGGTGGTGAAATGTTAACAACAGGAACAAAAACAACAGGCAATGTTACTACAAGAGACGGTGGTGGCGATGGAAGACAACTTTGTCCTGATGGTACTTTTCCTCCATGCAAAACACCTGCAACACAAATAAAAAAACCAGTCACAAAACCAAAATTTTTGAGTGGCTTCCAAGCTTTTGACGATGGTGGAGAAGTTGTGATATCATCTAACGTAGATAAAAGTTTACTATGATAGGTTTATTTTTTATTGGAGTGTTAGTATCTATAATTGTAATGTATGTATTAGTAAGGATAAGAGAATATGACAATAGGTAAAAAATCAGGACCACCACCTAAAAAGGGGCCTAACTCAAATATTCCACCAATTAAGTTTGGTTCAGGTGGAATGCCGTGTCCTCATAGAGAATCTACAGATAAAAATGTTTACCCTGGTAATAATAATATTCAAGTAAAAGGTTTTAAATTTATAGGAGTGAAATAATGTTAACATGGTTATTAGATTTAATTAAAACTTTGCTTTTTAAACCAAGAGTCTACGAATCAAAAGTTGTTGTTTTAGATCCATGTTGGAAACACATGAAATTTAAAAAAGGTTGTCCAACTTGTAGAGCTTTAAATGACGCTTAAATACGTAGGCAGTATAATTGCAAGAAAGGTTTTGAAAAACAGACCTGAACTTCATAAAAAATTTGATGATATTATGAAAAATGAAGTAGATGTTACAGCATCTACTAATTCACAAACTCAACAAGCATTAACTATTCTTAGACAATCTGATGAGTATAAAAAACTTACTTCTGGACTAGATGAATTAGGTAAAAAGAGTTTAGGTGGAGAAATAGTCATAGAAAAGGGTGGAGATTACATAAAAGACTTGTTATAAAACCTCTGTGTTTAATTATTTAAATAACAGAGAAAAATTAATTTTTCTTTCAGGTATATTCGAGGGTGAAGGAACTTTCGGCAATTTCAAAGCAGGATTATACAGAGATGGTAGAGTCAGAAGAAAGATAGAAGTTTCTGTCGAAATGACTGACAAAGACGTAGTTGATTTATTTCATACTTATTTCAATATAGGTAACGTTTATGTACGATCTTTCGAAAATCACTATAAAACCTCGTTTAGATGGAAGGTTTCAGGGCTTGAGGGTTTAAAAATATTGCATTTAATGTTACCTTATCTATGTAAACGAAGACAGGAGCAATATTATGGCATGGTTCAATCTATTAGGAATGGCTGCAAAGACGGCAACGCATATTTACTCGAACCGTCAAAAGACAAAACAAGCGATGTCAGACGCACAACTAATGCATGCTCAAAAAATGGCAGCAGGCGAGGAAGCTTACCAAGGTAAACTTCTTGAAGCTCGACAATCAGATTATAAGGACGAATTTATTTTAATTATCCTCTCAGCCCCCGTATTGGTGCTGGCTTGGGCAGTTCTAAGTGACGATCCTAGTTCTATGGACAAGGTAAAACTCTTCTTTGAATATTTCTCACAGCTTCCGAGCTGGTTTACAAATCTCTGGATCCTCGTCGTGGCGAGCGTTTATGGGATAAAGGGTACTCAAATCTTCAAGGGTAAGAAGTAGTTGCATAGATAAATAGATTAGTTATAACTAGTTTATGAACTTTGATTTAGATACTCTACAATCAGTAAGACATTATATTAAAAAACAAATAGACCAAGTCAAAGAGGATTTGGTGTACCATGTAGACACAATCGATAAACTCCAGTATTCTAGAGG